CCCACAAGGGTTGGGTAATAAATCCCATAACGGATTCTGGATTGGATCCCCTGCGAAACAAAAGAAGCAGACGTATAAAGATGCTACAGATAAGTTTGAAGAATTTAATCAGACTACTGATACTGTGACTATGCGTAGAGGTCCCCATATTACTGCAGCAATGGAAGGCGCTAGTGATGAAACATATTTAAGGTTTAATGGCAAGCAACCTACCGCAACAAAATATACACAAAGTAATGATGGTAGTGTTACTGCTTATAGTTTACGAAAAAAAATAACGTCTCCAGCTAAAGCGTGCTGGTCAGGTTACGAACGCGTGCCTGGTACAAAAAAAGGTGCGCAAGGTAGCTGTAGAAAAAAATAAAAAATATGCCACAAAAATTATCCGCCACCGCAAGAAGAGATAAAGCAGCAAGGGATTTGGCTTTCGCTAAAACACCTGCACGTAAAGCTAAGAAGGCTGATTCACAGCGTAGAAGAAGAGCAGCTGGATCTGCAGCCAATGGTAAGGATTGGGATCACAACGATCAAAGATGGGAATCACCAAAACAAAACAGAGGTAACGACGGACAAGGTACAAAAAGAGAATCAGGTAACAACTATAAAACAAAATAAAAGATGGCAAGAATAAGAACTTACGGTACTGACTCCGTAATACAAGATACAGACATATTATTAGGGTCTGATTCATTATACCAATTTGAGACAGCCAACTTTGCGGTTGGTGCAATCAAAACACACGTGCTCACATCGGTAGCATTGTCGTACGTTCCTTATACTGGTGCAACGGGTGATATAAACATTGGTGCTAACGCTATATATACAACCGGCGGGGCAAAGCTATGGGATGATGGCACAGTTGAAGGGGTGACTTTTCAATTTGCTGGGGCGTCAAACTCATACGTAAGTGCTTCTGTTACCGCAACTAGAAACTGGGTATTACCAAATCAATCCGGTACAATAGCTTTGTTGAGCGATATTGATGCCGCTAATACTTTAAACGATGTCCTTACAAATGGCAACGTTTCTTTGCTTAACGCAAATATTGGGGAACTAGGATTAGCAGACGCATTTAATGGCAATGCTTATAGTGGTATTAATGGTGAAAAAAGTAGAATTAATTTTTATGGATCTACCTTTGGGTATCTAGGATATATTGGACGAAATACTTTATCTTTTGTTTCGCCAGCCGGCGGGTGGCAATTATATATAAAAGGGCCCGATACTTCAACTGGACATAGAACGGTTAAGTTCCAAGATAAAGACGGGGTTGTTGCCTATATGGATGATATTCCACCTGGCCCAATAACAACACCTAATTTAGATGATGTTCTTAATGCTGGTAATGATTCTTTGCAGGATGCTTATGTTAGGTCCATTGGATTATGGGATGTAGCTAATTCCGCATACTCAACAATGAGTATCTCTAATGATGCTTTTACTATAAACAATACTGCTGGTAATCAGGTATTGTATTTTAAAGAAGGAATATTTGCTTTATCAAAAAACCCTACAATTGAGGCTGAAATTAGCGCTAATACATTAACTGCTACCCGCAATTATATTTTACCAAATGCTTCAGGAACAATTGCTTTAACAGCCGATATTCCGGCAGCACAGGTGAATTCAGATTGGAACGAAACAAATACAGCTAGTAAAGCGTTTATATTAAATAAACCAGCAATTGCCACTGTACCTGTTGATACAACGTATCTTGTACAAGGGGGAACAAGTGGTATACAACCTACGTTTAATGGGCAGCCGTTATTTACAGCGAGTTATGTACAAACTGGAGATTTGGTATTTTTCCGTATTAATGTAGACATGTCGAACATTACTAGTTTCGGAACGGGACAATATTATGTTACTTTACCGTTTGATTCAAAATACGATATGATAGTTTCATCTGGCCACTTACAGGACAATTCAGCTAATGACAATTACCAATTGTCAGGCGAAATAACTGCTGGCTCAAATGTTATGTGGCTATACTATATTGCATCAAATTCACAGTTAGCTGCTTTTGATCACAACTCACCAAAAGTATTAGATTTAAACGATTTTTTCCACATTTCAGGAACATATATAAAAGAGTAATTAAATGGCAAGAATAAGCACGTATGCGATAGACAACAATATAGATGGGCAGGACAAAGTGCTTGGATCTAACAGCGAAGGCTTCATCACAAAGAACTATACGTTTGATGGCATCGTTGCTTGGTTTAACTCTACAGGAGCCGTAGCTATAAATGGGCAAAACAATTACTTTTTTCAAAGTGTACCAACCGATACCGGCAGATCACAGGGAACAATAAGTTTTAATTTGTTCGGAGGTGTAGGGACAAACTTTTCTGCAATTACAACTTTTAAGTTAGCAGAGGAAGCATTATCTGGGTATACATTAGAAGATTGGTTACCTGTTTTAGTAGGTAGCGAAACTATGATTGCTCAGCTAGACAACCTAAATAACTTCGGTATATATAAAGTTGTAAGTATTGAAAGAGATTTAGTTGAGACGACGTTTTTTAACGTGATATTAGAATACATAGAAGGACACGGATCTTTGGAACTTGATAAGTTTTATGGCATGTCTCTACACGCAAGTGACGACAACGCTGACAAGAACTATGTGTTTGTACAATCGGTACCTTCCGTCTTATGGACAATAGCACATAACCTTGGTAAATTCCCATCGGTAAGTGTTGTAAATATAAATAATGTTACCATGTATGGTAATGTTACTTACTTAACAGAAAATACATTACAAATAGAATTTTCAGCTGGTTTTTCCGGCAAAGCATACATGAACTAAGTAACCAAACAAAAAAATAAAAAATGGCAATTAATTTCTTAAACAGTGTTAATCTCAACCAGAACGAGCTAATAAAAGCTAGAGTTGAGAACCAACCAAATAACACGGCAGCTGGTACCGGAGTAGAAGGACAGCTTTATTATGATACAACATTAGATGTATTAAAGGTATGGGCAAATGGTGTATGGACTGAAGTAGGTGGCGGTGTATTAACCGTGTCTACAAATAACAGTACATTCATTAATCTTGCAAATGTAGGTACCGCAGCTAACCCATCTCTTACAGCTTCATTGAGTGCAACAGGTACTCCTGATAACACTAAATATTTAAGAGGAGATAATACTTGGTCTGCAATATCTGGTATATACGACTGGAGCTTTGAAGGAGACACAGGTCTTCCTGAAAATGTAATCTCTGGCGAAACTGTAAAATTTGTTGGAGGTACATTAATTGGAACAGTTGGTAGCTCTCCTAATACTTTAACAATAAACCATGATTCAGTATCAAGATCAGATTCAACTTCATCTGCATCCCCTGCTTTTGGCGGAACGTTTACAGTCGTTGATAGTGTAACAAGCACAACAGAAGGTCACATTACTTCTTTAAATTTAAAAACTGTTACATTACCAACACCTACGGCTGCTACAATAACATTGACTGGAGAGGTAACTGGATCAGGAACAACTTCAATTTCAACTACTGTATCAAACAATGTTTTAGATATTGATAACTTTACACTAGCTACGATTGTAACAGCTTCTGAGGGAATTGCAAATAATAATAACGATACAACATTACCAACAAGTGCGGCGGTTAAAGCTTATGTGGATGCTTCTGTTGCTGGAGGATTAATTTACCAAGGTGGATATAACGCAGCGACAAACACTCCCAACTTGGATTCGCCACCTACAATTGCAGGTATTAAAAAAGGATGGACATATACAGTTACAGCTGACGGTACATTCTTTACAGAACAAGTTAGAGTTGGAGATGTATTAATTGCAGAAATTGATGCACCTACTACATTGGCGGATTGGACTACTGTACAAAATAATATTGACCTAGCTAGTTTAACTCAAATTGGTATTGGTAATGTAAATGCAGGTACTGGAATTGGAGTTTCTTATGCGGCTGGTACTGCTACTGTATCAAACACAGACCCAGGTTCTTCACAACCTATATTTAAAAATATTGCTGTTGCAGGTCAATCAACTGTATCTGCTGACACGAATAATGATACTTTAACATTAGCGGCCGGTTCAGGTATAACACTTACTACAGATGCAGGTACAGACACTGTAACAATTACGACATCTCAGGCTGGTAGATCATTTTCAAACACAGGACCAGCTACATCAAGCACATCTTATACAATAAACTCTGCGACTCACGGACTAGGAACTGACTCATCTGTCATAATGGTACAGCTTGTTCAAGTGTCTACTGGTGAAACAGTATTTAGTGATGTTACAAGAGGAGCATCTGGTTTAATAACTATAACATTTTCAACTGCGCAAACAGCAAACTCAATAAGAGCGCTGTTACAAAAGATTGGATAATCTAATAAAATTTTAATATGGCTCAAAAGTTTTTAACCGAAATAACTTTACAAGCTTTAAATAATGCCACTACGGACACAGATCAATTTCTTGTGTCTGATAGTGGTACTATCAAGTTTAGAACCGGATCGCAGATGCTATCAGATATTGTAGGTTATACTCCTGCTAATGATGCTAATGTAGTCCATAAAACCGGCAATGAATCAATAGCAGGTATAAAAACATTCACACAAGGAAATACAACATTCAGCAATGCAACTGGTTCTACGTTGGCTTTTACAACAGGCGCAACAACTACAGCGGAGATTACAATAAATACAACATTTACACAATTTACAACATTCGGTAGTTTTGGTTATTTATTTAATGGCTATTCTGGCGGCGGGATTTCTAACTTGCTTACTTTAGATCAATCTGGTAATGGTATTTTTAGTGCAAATGTAAGAGCAACATCTTTTACCGATAAGGACAATACCGCATATTATTTAAACCCTGCTGCTTTTTCAAACTTATATGACATAACAGCGAACACATTCGTAAAGTCTGGCGGAACATCCGCTCAATATTTAATGGCAGATGGTAGTGTATCAACTGGGCCATCGTTAACTGGTTATGTGCCTACATCAAGAACGCTTACTATTAATGGAGTTACATACGATTTGTCAGCTAACCGAAGCTGGACAGTATCTGTAACAGAAACCGATACATTACAAACAGTAACATCAAGAGGAGCAAGTACCAATATTATGTCTACATTTAATGGGGGAATAACAGTTGATGCTTTAAGCTATGTGACATCTAATGGTTATTTTAGAAGCGGCACAAACGGCTTCAGATGGAACGATTCTTCCGGTAATTACAACAATGTAATAATGAGGGACAACGGTACAACATGGTTTAGAAATTATGTTGAAACGCCTGATTCTATGCGTGCTCCTATATATTATGATTATAATGATACAAACTTTTATGTTGATCCAGCAAGCTCTTCTTCATTAAAAGCAATATACCTTACTGGAGGGTATACACAATATGCTACCACAGTCGGAAGTCCTGCTGCTAATTTTGGAAATGGTCGTGTATACTTAAATGTATGGCCTACAGCTAGCGGCTCTAGTATAATGTCATTTAAAATAATGATTAGTACAACTTGGAATTGGGCTCCAGGTTTTGGATATATTACAGCTGACGTTTCATTTTACTTTGATGGCACAAATCTAAATTCGGCAACAACAACAATAACATCAGCAACGGGTCAAGCCAGAAATAATTTAGGTATTGGCAACCCTGTTATTGACGGTGGTAATATATGCATACCTATTTATAGTTCAAATTCTAATGCGGTTGTCGCTAAATTAGAAGGCTCTCCTTCATTTGGTTGGAGTTCGGTAACATGGGGAAGCTGGCAATCAGTTGCTTTTCCGGGATCTGCAATAGTTAGTATTCCTGGTGACGCAACAGTAGAAGGGATATTGCAATCAAATAGCTCTGTAAGAGGACCGATATTTTACGATACAAACAATACTGGATATTATTTAGATCCTGCAAGCACAAGTAATATTGTAGGTTTAACGGTAGCCAATACAATAACAGGCAATATATCCGGCACAGCAGGGAGTCTTCTTAGTTATCAAAGTAACTGGGCAAGCACGCCAACACCAGACAATGTTGTAGGGTTATTAGGTTGGAAAAACTATGGTAATGGGCACGTAATATTTGATGCTTCTGCATCTACCACACCAAGCGGAACGGGCTGTAGTAGTACAAATCCTACAGTATACTGGCAAGCTACATTCCCTACATTAATGGGTTGGAATGGCACTAACACTTACGGAGTAAGAGTAGACAGTGCTAGAATAGCCGATAGTGCTACTTCTGCAGGAAGTGTTGATTTCAACAACTTGACAAATAAATCAAGCGGCACAGGAACGTATCAGACTTCTGGTGATTTTAGAGCGCCTATATTCTACGACAGTGACAATACAGCTTATTATACTGATCCCGCGAGTACTTCTAATTTAGCTAGCTCTTATATTGCTGGCCATTATTATGGAAGCAGTAATTCTAGCAATATATTAATAAGAACAGCGGCAAACTCTGCAGAAATGGGAATTGTAGGGAAAAGTAGTTCTGGCGCATTTAGGTTTCAGCTTTATGGCTATAATGGAACGGAATATGGGTTTTTAAGCGCGGAATGGAGCAGTTGGGATGTGCGGAAAGTTACAGGTGGTAATATGTACTTGAATAATCAAGGATCATATTATTACGGAACTGACACAGCTTATCTTCTTAGAGTATATGGTACAACTGATATGCGTTCTCCAATATACTATGATTTAGACAATACTGCATACTATGTAAACCCCAACGGGACAAGTAGCTTAAGTTTAATAATAGCTGATAATACAATAAAGTCTAGAAAAGCGCAAACAAACAACGATTATACAACGGCAGCTATATGGACTGAATCTTATAGCACAACAACAACAGGTATTGCGTTTCATATTAGTGGATTAGTAGGTAAGTTCTTAGAAATGAGAACTGACGGTATATTATATTGGGCTAATGCTCCTGTTGTTACAACATCAAATATATCTGTTACATTTGATTCTTTAATTTCTAAAACAGGTGGTACAGGAACGTATCAAACATCTGGTGATTTTAGAGCACCTATATTTTATGACTCCAACGACACAACTTATTACTTAGATCCAAATAATACAACAAAGTCCCTTAATGTAGCAGGCAAACTAACGGTAAATGTAGGTTCCTCAAGTGGAACTCCAGTATTTGAAGCCACTGGTACTTATGGTACTATGTCTATAAATACTTATTATGGTGTATTACATACATCAGGGGATTTTTATATAGGTAATCCTGCAAGTACCGGTAACAACCTTTCTGGTAATTACGCATACTTTAGTATTTTTTATGACAGAAATAACTCGGCATATTATTTAGACCCAGCGTCAGGTAGTAACTTAAATACCGGTAATTTAGCAGGTAGATGGAAATACTCTAATTATTTAGTTAGTAATAACTCAGGCGGATTAATGGGTGATTACAATATTTCAGGTACAGCTGCTAAGTGTATATGGACCATTGGGGAGAGCTGGCCATTAGGCAATATGTATGGTTTAGCTTACGAGTATGATGGCACTTATGCGCACAGCTTATCTCTTAAAGCAAATGGAACAACTTACGCTAGGCTTGCATTTGGTGGCGAAGGCGCTTACTTTACAGGTGGCGTTACGTCTGGAACCGCAATGTCTAGCCCTGTATATTACGATTCAGCCAATTCTGCTTATTACTTTGATGGCTCCGATACAGGTGATTCGATTAGAGTAGCAGGAGATATAGTTGCTTACTACTCTGACGAAAGACTTAAAGATAGAAAAGGAAATATAGAAAACGCTTTAGATAAAGTATTATCTTTGAATGGTTTCTACTATGAGCCAAATGAGACGGCGCAAGCTTTAGGATATAAAAAGAAATTAGAAGTTGGTGTATCTGCACAAGAAGTTCAAGCAATTTTGCCAGAAATAATTAAAGATGCTCCAATTGGAGGTGATTATAAGACTTTAGATTATGGAAGATTAACACCATTATTAATAGAAGCAATAAAAGAACAACAAACACAAATAGACGAATTAAAAGAATTAGTAAACAAATTAATAAATAAATAAACCGATGGTATACACTTGGGAAGTAACAGACATGAAAACTATTGACACAGATGGTGTTGAAAATGCAGTAATCCAAACTTATTGGAAAAAAACAGGAACAGACGACAAAGGAGCCCAAGGAACATTTTCTGGAGCAACGCCTTTTAAAGCATCATCAATTGATCCTGCTGATTTTATTCCTTATGATCAATTAACAGAAGAAATTGTACTTGGATGGATTCAAGCGGTTGTGGTAGGGGCTTATGAAGAGCACGTTAACGATCAAATTGAAAAACAAATATTAGCTAGTAATATTCAAGATCCAGGTTTACCTTGGGGAACCCCCCCAACACCTGTTGTTCCACCAGAGCCAGTAAAATAACATTATGGCATTACCAATTGACGGGCCACTAAGCTTCTCAATGATAGCTGGCGAGCTCGGAGCTGGTACGCCGTACTCATTAAGAAATATGTCTAGTACCGCTGGCTTCTCAACGCCAGACAATGTTAGCGAGTTTTATGGGTACAGTGGCGGGCTTTCGCTAATAAGTTTAGGTTACAATGCTAGGAGATACTTTTTGGCATGCGGAAGCGCACCTGGTGGTTACTATAGTGACAGTGCTAGCTTGTACGACGCTACAGCATTATATGTAGATTCTAGCGGCAATATACCAGCTTTAGCTGGATGGTATTCAGATGGTTTTCAGTCAAGATACTGGGATGGCTTAGTTTTTAGTGGATTATCAACACTTTGTTAAATATATACAATATGTCAAGAAAAGAAATAGACAGAGCGTTAAAGACGGCGGACTCTATAACAAGAAAAAAAAGGGAGCTAATAAATGCAAATAAAGAAATTTTTGATCAAATAATATATCTTGATGATTTATTAAAAGATCAAATGAATAGAATATATAATTCGCCTGAACTAACAGAGTACGACACCGTAACAATAAACCAAGCAACTAAACTTGAAAACGCGTTAAACTCTAGTGTTAAGTTTGGACTAGACGAGAATGACCCTATGAATGCTTGTTCTAATCATGCATACGGTATGGTTAAAGTTTTATTCATAGATGCAGAAAGCTTAAGCGAAGCTACAAGAATGGCATATAGCGAGGATATGAAAGATCTTTATCAGTCTCCTATATATGTATCAGACGGATCTGTAATTAGATTCTGGGACGGGAATGGGTTTGATGGCAAATTTTTAGAATGGTGTAAAATGTAAATAAAATATTATAATGAGTAATAGAGAAAAAGTAGATTTATTTCTTAGCAAGTGGGTAAGCAGAAAACTAACGGTATTTGCAATTGCATCTGCTGGTTTATTTTCAGCTAAGCTTGACGGTGACAATTGGACAATAGTTGCCACGATGTATATCGCTGTAGAAGGAGCAACTTCAATTGTAGAACGTTTAATGAAAGCTAAATCACAACAATAATGAAAAAAGTATTATTAATCTTGTTATTAATACTTACGAGCTGTGGAGCACGTAAAGTAGCCATTGAAAGATCAAGTGTAAAAAAAGATAGCGTTGTTGAAACAAAAGTATCTGTTATAACTTTAGAAAACAAAGAAAAAACAGATTCTACAAATATAAATATAACTACTGACAGTAGTGAAATTGTTATAACTCCTATTGATTCAAGTAAAACAATTATAGTTGATGGTAAAAGTTATAAAAACGTTGTTTTAAGAATAAAAAAAAGTAGAGTTAATACTTTATATACAAATAAAAAGAGAGAGTCAGAAACAAAGCTAAAAGACTCTGTGGCGACCATTAAGGCTGTTAAAACAGAACAATCTGAATCAAAATCAAAACATATTCACAAGTCAGCTAGTTACAGCTGGATTATTTGGTTACTTTTATTAATATTCATATTATACGTACTATGGCGAAACAGACGACGGTTACTAACAGGGTTGTAAAGAATGTATCAAGACCTGGAGTGCATGCTAAAACCAAAACTTCAAAAATGAAAAATTCAAAACTTTATAAGAAACCTTATAAGGGTCAAGGATAATTAAAATTAAATATAGTTACTTACTACGTAATAATGTAATTATAAAAATCAAATATACTTAAATCAAATAAAATGGAATTCAATTTACCAAGTCAAATTGTAAAAGACTTAAACTTCGGTGACGAGGCGAAAAGCAAAATAATGAATGGCGTCGAAAAATTAGCAAACGCAGTAAAGAGCACATTAGGTGCGTCTGGTAAATGCGTAATATACGAGGACGCTATGGGTAGACCGGTGATAACAAAAGACGGTGTAACCGTTGCAGAAAGCGTAGTCTTAATAGACCCGGTCGAAAATATAGGAGCAACTTTAATTAAAGAGGCTGCCGCAAATACAGTTAGAGAAGCCGGAGACGGTACTACAACAGCTACAGTATTAGCTTATTCTTTATTGAAAAATATAAATGATTACGAAGGTGAAGAAAAAGCAAGAGATATAAGAAAAGGTATATCAAACTGTTCTGAAGAGATTATGACTTACTTACAAAGCATTAGCGTTCCTGTTGAGGGAGATATGTTAAAACAAGTTGCTTATATTAGTTGTAATAACGATAAAGAATTAGGAGATAAAATTGGAGAAGCTTTTGAGAAAGTTGGGCACAATGGCGTGGTATTAATGGAAGACTCTGATACAAATGAAACTTATGTTGATTTTGTTGAGGGAACTCAGTTTGAGTCTGGATTAAAATCATCGCATTTAATAACTGACAAAGACAAAGGAACAGCTGTACTAGATAATCCATACGTATTAATAGTTAGTTCTCCAATACCGAACATAAGAAGAATACAAGGAATATTAGAACACGTTGTAAAAACAAAGCGTAGTTTATTAATTATAGCTTCAGTTGAACAACAACCATACGCTACATTATTAGCGAATAAAGTTAAAGGAAACATCAAAGTTAACATCGTTGATTTACCAGGCTTTGGTCCAACCAAGCAAGATTCAATTGAGGACTTAGCTATCTTAACAGGGGCTAAAGTAATTAATGAAGAATTAGGAGACGATTTAGACTTGATTGATATAGAAGTGTTAGGAGAAGTAATTAAATCAGTTACAGACTCTAAAAAGACTGTTTTGCAAATAGAAGAAGTTAATGAAGTTCTTGACGAGAGAATAAAAGATGTTGAGACAAAAATTGCAAAAGAAACGAACGGTTATATTAAAAAGAAATTAGAACAACGTTTGTCAATGCTAACTGGTAAAGTTGGTGTTATATATGTTGGAGCTGATTCTGCCGTTGAATTAAAAGAAAAGAAAGATAGAGTTGATGATGCGTTACACGCTACAAAAGCTGCTTTAGCTGAGGGTATTGTTCCTGGAGGTGGTGTAGCTTTGTTAAATGCTTCTCAAACTATTTACCAGCATAATGCAGGTTACGAGATATTATTAAAATCTATCCAAGCACCTTATTACACAATATTACAAAACGCTGGATATGAAGATACTCCAAACCCAAAAGAGTTCGTTGAGTCTAATCCAGAATTAGAAGATAGAGATTGGGTTGGTGTTGGTGTTGATGCAACTTGTGGTTGTTATAAGAATATGGTTGAAAATGGAATTATAGATCCGGTATTAGTTACAAAGTCTGCATTAAAAAATGCAATTAGTGTAGCTACTACAATAACTTCGGCTGATTGTATAATTTCAAACATGAGAGGATAATGCAAGCGGTAAACCATTTTATAGTTATAGAAAAAATTAAAGAGGCCCCTAAGAATATTGGAGGTCTTGAAATTACTGAAAGTCAAAACAATGACGTTAGGTACTTAAAGGGTAAAGTAATAAGTGTAGGAAATAAAATAGATTTTTTAAAAGAAGGTGATACTGTTATGTATGATAAACACGCAGGACACGGTATTACTTGGAAAGAAGAACACTATTTTGTTATAACTATCAATGATGTCGTAATTGTGCTATGAGAATCACACCAGGCGACTTAAGAGATATGAATCTATTCAAGTATTATAGGCTTGCACGCAAGTGGGCTTGTAAAACTTATGATCTTACGGATGCTGATTTGGAATTATTGATTTATTTAGATTGCAAAGTGCATTTTACACGTAATGATTTTATAGATGGAAGTTATACATATTCTTGGGATAAAGCTAGATGGGAAAGATTAAGGAAAGAAGGATGGATTGATATATGGAGAGCTAGAAATAGAACGACAATGAAATACAACATTTATCAAACTTCTCAGAAAAGCAAAAGATTAATAACAAGAATATACAATATATTATTAGGCAAAGAAGATTTACCTACATCAACTAGAAGTACATTTTATAAAAACAAAACATATACAGATAGAGTATTTAATAAAGCTATCGATGATATGATTAAAGACAACGAAAGATAATTAACATTTTAAAATAGAATATTATGGCTAAGAAAGTTATCGAAAAAGCTACTGGAGAAAAATACAAATCAAAAGCAGCAATGGCTAAGCACGAGAAAAAAGAAGGCAAAGCTGAGCAAATGAAAGAATACGGGAAAGTTAAAAGAGCTCCTGCTAAAATGAAAAAATGCTAATATGGCTTTTATATTAAACCCTAAGTCAGATCTATTAAAGAATACAGGTAATTTTAATACGGTAACAAGTCCTGCTAAATTTGCTCCTTTAATTGCTGCTGCATTGCCTGCTCTTATGGGTGGAGGTGCTGCTGCTGCTGGTGGAGCCGCTGTTGCTGGCGGAGGTGCTGCTGCCGCTGCTGGTGGAGGTGCTGCTGCCGCTGGAGGTGCAGGAGGCGCTGGAGAAGCTGGTAAAATTATGAATATGCTTGGGAAAGCTAAAGGTGGTTCATCAGAAAAGCCAGCTAAAGAAAAAACAAAACCAAAATTCTATACAGAAGACGAAGATAGTTACTATGGCGAATAAAAAAGGCTTTATTATGTCTCCAAAAAGTGTTCTGTTTGGATTACATGACGCCGCATCAGATTTTGGAACACCAGTAATAAAGAAGAATGATTTAGGACCAGGCATAGAAGCAGAAGCTAATAGGGATGGTACAATATTTGTAAATGATAAATTATCAGACAGCAAAGTAAAAGAGGCTGTTGAACACGAAAAAGTTCATTTAAACCAAATGGCACAAGGAAGATTACAGTACTCAGATAGTTCTGTTATATGGAAAAGAGACACAAAGTCACCGGCTAAGGTTTATAGAAGAGCAGATATGAATGAAGGACATCCTGATTTCGAATGGGAAAAAGAAGCATATAAAAAATAAAGACTATGGCATTTACAATTAGAGGTTCAGTTGGCGCTTTAAATAAAGCTAGCAAAGTAGAAAACAAAAATGGTTTTCAAGAAGTTTCCGCACCAGGTCCTAGACAAGGTGTTGGAGGGCAAAGTGTATCTTTGTTAGAAGCCGAAAAAATGGCTGCTAATAGATCTGAGAGTACTACAAAAAAATGTACACCTATAACTCAGAAAGCTTCTCCATTAAAAATAAATAACACATTAGTGCAAGGCGCTGGTGATGCGGCAGCAAGATTTGTTGATGTTCGTGGAGCTATGGGTAAAGGTATTAGTGAAACATATAATTAAACAAAAAAAAGAAATGGCAAAAAACATTCCAATTACGGCTAGAGTAAGCAAAGGCTTATTTGGGCAGAAAGCAACAGAGCCTGTATTAAATGTAGGCCAAGCCGGAGTATACGGCAACAATGTTACTAAAGGAGATCCGTCACCTGCAAAGATGATGATGAAGTCACCTTTAAAACAAGTTAAATCAGAAGGTGCTGGTGATAAAATTTTAAAAGGGCAAGCTAGCGTAAAAAGTTCTTCTCCTGGTGTTGATAAGGTTGTAAAAGGTGGTACAAAAACTGTTCCAGGAGAAAAGTATGTTCCAAGAGAAAACGCTTGGTGGAAATCAAGAACTCCAGAACAAAAAGCAGCTCATAATAAAAAGAAAAAAGAGGAAATTGCAAATGATCCAAAGTATCAATCAAAAACCGTACAAGAACCGGATAAAATTGAAAAAGGAGCACCTACAGAAACAAAAGAACCTTTAAAAATTTTTAACGAAGGTTCAGCAAAGACTTCTTTTTGGAGACGTCAGGATGACAGAAGTGTAACACATACCTCAAGAAAAAAGAAAAGAGCTGATATTCAATTGTCTAAGCTTGAAGCTGAAGAAAAAGGATTATCTGGTAAAGAAAGAAGAGACTACATTAATAACGCTAAAACTAAAGCGAAAAAAGAAATGTGGGAATCTAGACAAGCCGGTTATCAAGGAAGTAGAGACGCTGCTGTTAAACAAAGTCAGCAGTCGACTACAATACATGATACAATAAAAGGTGTAAACTTGGACGAAAAAGGGCAGCAAGTGTTACAGGCTTCTCAAGTAGGTAATAAAAAAGGGTATACCAGCGAATCAGATGCAAGAACTCAGGGTAAAGCTATTGAGGGATTTGACATTTCTGAAGCACCAAAAACACAGATTACAAATCCAGCAACTAATGAACCAGCTGGAGGAATGGCTAATACAAAAAGCGTTGAAGTTAAAGCTGCTGAAAAATTAGGTCCTGAAATTACGGTTGAGAAAAAAACGCCAACGTCACAAATGACAGAAGACGATACTCCTCTTGAGAAAACAGCAAAAGGATTCTTCGCTAAGAGATCACCTTTAAAAATGAAATACTTTAAATAATGGCATACGATCAACCAAACTCTCCTTTTAAGAAACTAAAACATACCACTAAAGGTAAAGGCCGTCATTTCTTATCCGCAAAGGAGGGTGCTGGTATGACGCAAGCAGGAAGAAACGCATATAATAAGGAAACAGGTGGAGATTTAAAAGCACCTCAACCAGGAGGCGGATCACGAAGAGACTCATACTGTGCTAGATCAAAAGGCCAACAAGAGATGCATAATATAGATTGTTCTAAAACACCAGATAAAAGAATATGTGCTGCAAGACGCAGATGGAAATGTTAATATTATGGATAAAGGATTAGGCGATACAATAGAAAAAATAACAACAATAACCGGTATTAAAAAAGCGGTTACAACAATCGCAAAAATAATGGAAATTGATTGCGGTTGTCCAGAAAGAAAAGATATGCTAAATAAGGCATTTCCATATAAACAAAAAAAGAATAATTAATTAAATCAAATCAAAATGAAAAAAGTAGAAGAAACAACAGGAGTTGAAAAAGTAACAACAGAAGAATTAAACGCGTTAAACGAAAAGATCAATGCAATGAACAAATTGCAGATTCAGATCGGTGGTTTAGAAGCGCATAAGCACGATATGCTTACCGCTTTATCAGGATTAAATACTGGTATGCAAGCAATTCAGAAAGAGCTTGAGGCTAAATACGGAGCTGTTAATATTGACTTAGCTACAGGCGAAATTACTTATGTCTCAGATAATCAGGAAAATTAGTATAGGAAAAGACTATAAAAATGACGCCATGCACTATGCCTTAAACCAGGAAGTGTATGGCGGTCATACTATAGTTAACATAATAGAGGAGGAAGATAAGTACTCTATCTATATTGCTAAAGGCGACACTATTATGCCTTGGAAAGACTTTAATAAAAATATGTCTATATCGGTTGAATACGATTTATCATACTAACAATGAGAAGTGTTTTTGGCTACTTAGTCTCACCTAATGGCAAAAGAACAACAGGTGAGATAAATATTAACGGTAATGAATTACTTTTAAATACTGAATTACAAAATCACGAATATACGAACCGCATAGGAAAAGTTTTAAGTGTGCCATTTGTTGGAGACACTGTTATAGAACCCGGTGATGATGTTATAGTACATCACAATATTTTTAGAAGGTTTAGAGATATTAAAGGTAAAGAAAAAGATAGTAAAAACTTTATAACAGAAGATTTGTACACAGTACAACCTGATCAAGTTTATGCTTATAAAAGAAATGGTAAATGGAAAGCACTAGATGGTTTCTGTTTTGTAAAACCATTAAAATCAAAAAATATGTTTTCTCTCGATAAAGAAATTCCATTAATTGGTATTGTAAAATACGGTAATGAAATTATTGAGAACGGAACTTTAGTTGGATTCAAACCTGGTATGGAATATGAATTCATTATAGAAGGGCAGAGGTTATACCGAGTACCCGCCAATTTAATTACAATTAAATATGAATATCAAGGAGACGAAGAGGAATATAATCCTGGCTGGACATAAAGCAGTCGAGGAATTAATAAAGGTAGCACAAGAAAAGATTGTAGACTCAGGAGATGATATAAGCGCTGATAGACTTAAAAATGCTGCTGCCACAAAAAAACTTGCCATATTCGATGCCTTTGAAATCCTAACTAGAATTGAAGAAGAAGAGCGTATATTAGAAGACAGACCAAAAGAAGACAAAGAAGAGAAGAAATTCACCGGCTTTGCTGAAAAAAGATCTAAGTAATGTACGAGCAATCATTATATAAAATAATTACACCTATACGAGAAAACACTATAATAAGGCTTAATAAGTCTAAAAAGTGGGGTTATGGGTATAATAAAGAATACGACGTTGTTGTAATAAGCAAGACCGGACAGATTGGTGAAATATACGAAATACAAGGTTTAAGGATAGCTTTACCAAAAGCTCCGGCAAATATAGACACAACTAATGATAAATGGACGCCTGAGGACTATCCTAAGGAGTTAAAATCAATAGATAGTATATTTGATTGGAGAGATTATCCAGACTCGTTTAAGGACAAATGGGGACTTTATATAGATGAACAGTTTAATAGACGCGAAAGCGGACACTGGTTTAACAATAACGGAAAGCCAACTTATATAACTGGATCACATTATATGTACCTACAATGGTCTAAGATTGATGTTGGACAACCAGACTTTAGAGAATCAAATAGATTGTTCTTTATATTTTGGGAAGCTTGTAAAGCTGATACAAGATGTTATGGAATGGCTTATCTTAAGAACAGACGTTCTGGATTTTCATTTATGGCTTCTGGTGAAATTGTTAACTTAGCCACAATATCAAGTGATTCACGTTACGGTATATTGTCTAAGTCAGGAGCAGATGCTAAAAAAATGTTTACAGACAAGGTAGTACCAATATCGGTTAACTATCCTTTTTTCTTTAAACCAATTCAAGACGGTATGGACCGTCCAAAAACAGAATTAGCTTATCGAGTACCTGCATCAAAATTAACTAGGAAAAAACTAGGCGATAATAATAAGGCAGAAATACTTACTGGATTAGATACAACCATTGACTGGAAGAATACCGGAGACAATAGTTATGATGGTGAAAAATTAAAACTATTAGTTCACGATGAAAGCGGTAAATGGGAAAGACCTAATAATATATTAAATAACTGGCGCGTTACAAAAACGTGTGTTAGATTAGGTAGTAGAATTATTGGTAAGTGTATGATGGGATCAACGTCAAACTCTTTAGATAAAGGGGGAGATAATTTTAGAACATTATATAACGATTCTAATGTAACAAAGAGAAACGCAAATGGTCAAACAAGATCAGGTTTATATTCTTTGTTTATACCAATGGAATGGAACTATGAAGGTTTTATTGACCAATATGGACATCCCGTATTTAATACACCAAAAGAACCAACAATTGGTCCACAAGGGGATGTTATTGAAATAGGTGTTATAGAGCATTGGAATAATGAAGCTGATGGTTTAAAAGGAGATCAAGATGCTTTAAATGAATACTACAGACAGTTTCCAAGAACAGAAGAACACGCTTTTAGAGATGAAACTCAAAACAGTATTTTCAATCTTGCTAAAATATACGAGCAGGTAGATTATAATTCAGATCTTAAAAATAGTTCTGTTATAACAAAAGGAAGTTTTCAGTGGGAAAATGGTGTAAAAGATACAAGAGTTATATTTTCGCCAAACCCACAAGGAAGATTTTTAATTACTTGGACACCTCCTGCACAATTACAGAATAAACAAATTTATAAGAACGGATTAAAATACCCTGGTAATGAGCACATTGGAGCATTTGGTTGTGACAGTTATGACATTTCAGGAACGACAGACAACAGAGGGTCTAAAGGAGCTTTGCACGGATTAACTAAATTTAGTCTTGAAGATGCACCACCAAGCACGTTCTTTTTAGAATATGTATCTAGACCTCCGACAGCTGAAATATTTTTTGAAGATGTATTAATGGCTTGCGTATTTTACGGTATGCCAATATTAGCAGAGAATAATAAGCCGAGGCTTTTATATTATTTTAAAAGAAGAGGATATAGAGGTTACTCAATTAATAGGCCAGACAAAGTTTGGAATAAGCTTTCAGTTACAGAAAAAGAAATTGGAGGAGTACCAAACTCAAGTGAAGATATGAAACAAGCTCACGCTGCTGCTATAGAAATGTATATAGACAGATATGTTGGTTTAAAAGAAGATGGAGATTACGGAACAATGTACTTTACTGACACTTTAAATGACTGGGCAAAATTTGATATAAATAATAGAACAAAATATGATGCTGCTATTAGTTCTGGGTTAGCTATTATGGCTTGTAATAAAGAATTATATAGGCCTAACGCAATAGTACAAAAAGCACCAATAAACTTAAATATTGCAAAATATTCGCAGAGCGGATTAATATCAGAAATAATAAAAAGATAATATGGCTAAAGGAGTAGTAAATAGTTTTTTCCCAAGTCAAGTAGTTAGTGATCAAGAAAAAATGTCACAAGATTATGGACTTCAAGTTGGTAGAGCAATCACTAATGAGTGGTTCTCAGCTAACTCAGGAACGACTAGATATAGAAGTAATCAAAATACATTCCACGCTTTAAGGTTATATGCGCGTGGTGAGCAGCCGACACAAAAATACAAAGATGAATTATCTATAAACGGTGACTTATCTTATTTAAACCTTGATTGGAAGCCAGTGCCTATTTTATCTAAATTTGTAGACATAGTAGTTAATGGTATTGCAGATAGAACTTTTGATTTAAAAGCCTATTCACAAGATCCTTATGGAGTAAGTAAAAGAACAAAGTATTTAGAGTCCGTTATTAGAGATTTGCAAACGGCAGAATTAAATAATTTTGCCAAAGAAAACTTTGGTATTAATTTATTTGAAAACCCGCAAGAAAGATTACCTGATTCACAAGAAGAACTAGATTTGCACATGCAATTATCTTACAAGCAAGGAATTGAAATTGCTGAAGAGATTGCAATTAACACAATATTTGACGGTAATAAATACGATCTTACTAAAAGAAGAACTTATTATGATATTGCAACATTAGGTATTGGAGCAATTAAAAATAGTTTTACAGAATCAGAAGGCGTAAAGGTAGAATATGTAGATCCTGCTTATATGGTTTATTCTTATACAGAGGATCCATATTTTCAAGATATATATTATGTAGGAGAAGTTAAATTCGTTCCTTTAAATGAGCTTAAAAAGCAATTCCCGCACTTAGATCAAGCTACAATGGAGCAAATCCAAAAGCAAGGATCTCAAAATTATGGTGTATGGGATAATAATGTAAGTAATTATAATAATAATAGAGACTCAAATGTAGTGCAAGTGTTGTACTTTAATTTTAAAACTTATATGAATGAAGTTTACAAGGTTAAAGAGACAGCTACTGGGGCTTCTAAAATAATATTAAGAGACGATCAATTTGATCCACCTGTTGAAGCTTATGAAGCTCAGTTTGGTAAAATGTCAAGATCACTTGAGGTATTATATGAAGGTGTATTAGTTTTAGGTACTGACATATTATTAAAATGGGAACTAGCTAAAAACATGATGCGTCCTAAAAGCGACGAAACTAAAGTTAAAATGAACTATAGTATCACAGCCCCTAGAATGTATCAAGGTAGAATTGAATCATTAGTTAGCAAGTGTACTGGGTTTGCCGATATGGTACAACTAACGCATTTAAAAATGCAACAAGTATTACAAAGAATGATACCTGATGGAGTTTATTTAGACGCGGATGGTATCAATGAAGTAGACTTAGGTAACGGTACAAATTATAATCCACAAGAAGCATTAAATATGTTTTTCCAAACTGGATCGATAATTGGTAGATCGTTTACACAAGACGGGGATATGAATCCTGGTAAAGTGCCTATTCAAGAAGTACATACAGGAAACGGTGGAGCAAAATTACAAACATTAATTCAGACTTACAACTATTATCTACAAATGATAAGAGATGTTACCGGTCTTAATGAAGCTAGAGATGGTAGTACGCCAGATTCTAGAGCATTAGTTGGTGTACAAAAGCTTGCTGCAGCGAATTCAAACACAGCAACAAGACACATATTAGATGCAGGGTTATTCTTAACTAGAGAAACAGCAGAGTGTTTATCACTTAGAATTTCTGATATATTAGAATTTCACCCAGCTAAAGAAGCATTTATACAAAAAATTGGGGGATTCAATGTAGGAACATTAGAGGAACTTAATGATTTATACTTACATGATTTTGCTATCAACTTAGAACTTACCCCAGATGATGAGGAAAGAGCTATGTTGGAAAACAATATTCAAGTAGCATTGTCAGCGGGATTAATTGATTTATCTGATGCAATCGATATTAGAGAAGTTAGAAATATTAAACTAGCTAATCAATTACTTAAATTAAGACAAAAGAAAAGACAAGAAAGATTACAAGCAGAACAACAAGCAAACATTCAAGCGCAATCGCAAGCAAATATTCAGATGCAACAATCTGCTGCTCAAATGGAAGTTCAAAAAGATCAAGCTTTATTCCAAACAAAATCGGAATTAGAAAAATTAAAAGGTCAATTAGAACAACAAAGAATTCAAGTTGAGGTTGATGCTAAGAAGCAACTTATGGAATTAGAGTTCCAATATAATATGCAATTAAAAGGTATTGAAGTTGATGCTGCTAAGACAAAAATAAAAGAAGATCAAGACAGAAAAGACGAAAGAGCAAAAATTCAAGGCACATTACAAAGTGAATTAATAGACCAGAGACAAAATAATACTGGACCTAAAGATTTTGAATCGTCAGGTAATGACGTAATGGGCAGTGGATTTGACTTAGGTTCCTTCGAGCCTAGGTAATAATAATACTAACATTTATATAATATTTTATCATGGAAGAAAACAATGAATTAGATCCAAAAGAAGAGGTTGTTATTAATAACGGCGCTTCTGTTGACAAAGACGGTACTATTAAGTTAGACTTTGGACAAATAAACAAACCCCAAGCCGATGCCATTCAAGAGCAAGAAACAAATGAAGTGGATGTTCCAGAACCAGCCGGAGATAGCGAAACGTTGGATGAAGGAATACCACAACGGGAAGAGTCCTTTCAAAATGAAGGGCCCATTATTGAAGAAATAATTGAAGAAATTTTACCAAACAATACTCCTACTGAAGTTGTTAATTTACAAGATGAAGTAAGAGAGGCAATTGTTGAAAGTAAACAAAACGGTATTGAGCTACCGGAAAACATTCAAAAAGTAATAGACTTTATGAGTGAGACCGGAGGATCATTAGAGGATTACGTTAAATTAAATACTGATTATAGTAAGTTAGATAATTACAATCTTTTAAAAGAATACTATCAAAATACAAAACCACATTTAGAAAATGACGAAATTGATTTCTTAATGGAAGAAAATTTTGCATTTGATGAGGACATTGATGATGAGCGAGAAATAAGAAAAAAGAAAATTGCTCAAAAAGAAGAATTACAAAAAGCAAGGAAACATTTAGAAGGTTTAAAATCACAATATTATAGTGAAATTAAAGCTGGAACTAAATTGGCTCCTGAACAACAAAAAGCGGTTGAGTTCTTTAACCGTTATAACAAAGAGAACGAAGAAGCTACCAAATTAGCTGAAAAACAACAACAAACATTTTTACAGAAAACAGATCAAGTTTTTTCTAATGATTTCAAAGGTTTTGATTTCAATGTAGGAGACAAAAAGTATAGGTTTAATGTTAAGAATGCTGCTGAAGTGAAAAACTCACAAAGCGATATTCATAATTTTATCAAGAAGTTCTTGAACGAAAAGAATGAAATGTCAGATGCTAGTGGTTATCACAAGAGCTTGTTTACAGCTATGAACGCGGATGCTGTCGCACAACACTTTTATGAGCAAGGTAAAGCTGATGCAATAAAAGATAGTACAGTCAAAGCTAAAAACATTGATATGGGCACACGTGGTGTACATCAAGATGTTAAAACAGCTAATGGCTGGCAAGTACGATCAGTAGACTCAGGGGCTTCAGATTCTAAATTAAAAATAAAAACTTTTAAACAAATTTAAAACTAATAGATTATGGCAGCACCTGTACCAGGTTTCGCGACCGCGCCTGCAACATTGGCGAATTTAGCACACTTAACACCAAGACCAGTAAAAGGTTTATTTGGTGACAACTATTTGTCTTTATCCGATATGGATTGGGCATCACAATTTTTACCTGAAGTATATGAGAAAGAAGTAGAGCGTTACGGTAATCGTACAATCTCTGGTTTCTTACGTATGGTAGGAGCAGAAATGCCTATGGCATCAGACCAAGTTGTTTGGTCAGAACAAGGAAGATTACACATCGCTTATGATACAGTTGAGTCTAACTCTCCTGTTGGAACTGGTGGACAAACTATCAAAATTCCTAACCCAGGAGCAGATGGTAAAGCACCTATTTTAGGAGCTGGTATGACTCTTGTTATTGCAAAAGGAAACGTAACTAACAAAGCTTACGTTAAAGATAATGGAACTGTAGCTGGTGGTTATACTACTTATGCTATTTCTGTATATGACAACACTAACACAAACTTAACAGCTGCTTTACAAGGAGCTATTAGTTCTGCGCCACTTAGCTGTTTCGTATATGGTTCTGAGTACTTAAAAGGATCTGAAGCTGCTGGAAACTCAGTTGACGCTTCTTTCACACCATACTCAAATCAACCAATCATCTTAAGAGACAAGTATACTGTTAACGGTTCTGACGTAGCTCAAATCGGATGGGTAGAAGTTACTACTGAGATTGGAACTGGTGGTTACTTATGGTATTTAAAATCAGAGCACGAAGCTCGTATTCGTTTCGAAGACTACTTAGAAATGTCTATGGTTGAGGCTGAAAAAGCTGCAACTCCGTTTGCTGCTAACGCTTCTCAAAACCCTGGTGGTGGAACTATCGAAGGAACTCAAGGATTATTCTCTGCATTAGAAGAAAGAGGCCTTGTTTACAATGACCCTAACTTTGGAGCTGCATTAGGTGTAGGTCTTGCTGAGTTTGATACTATCCTTTCTGAGTTAGACAAACAAGGAGCAATTGAAGAAAATATGTTATTCTTAGACAGAGCAACTTCTCTTTCTATTGACAATATGTTAGCTGCTCAAAATTCTTACGGAGCTGGTGGTACATCTTATGGTGTATTTGACAACTCTGAAGATATGGCATTAAACTTAGGATTCTCAGGATTCCGTAGAGGTGCTTATGATTTCTACAAAACTGACTGGAAATATTTGAATGATTCTACAACTCGTGGACTTATCAATGATATTAAAGGAGTGTTAGTTCCTGCTGGAACTTCTACAGTTTATGACCAACAATTAGGACAAAATATCTCAAGACCTTTCTTACACATCCGTTACCGTGCTTCTGAAGCTGATGACAGACGTTTAAAATCTTGGGTTACTGGTTCAGTTGGAGGAAACTACACAAGTGATTCTGATAAAATGAATGTTCATTTCTTATCTGAAAGAACTATGTGTACTCAAGCAGCGAACAACTTCGTATTGTTCAAAGCAACCTAGTATTACTTTTTAGAGTAGTAGTTACCCTCGTTGAATTTACGAGGGTAATTATTACCTTTTATTACCTTTATAAACTTTTTAATTATATTATATCATGGCAACAGCTACAAAAAAACCTGCAGTGGAAACTGTAGAAGAAAACGTACAATATGAAGTACCAACACCAACGCAAGAAGTAAGAGAGACTGTGAAAGCAGCTCCTAAAAAAGACGAGTGGGTTGTAAAAGATAGGTTATATGAATTGACAACCGGTAAAAAACCGTTAATCTTTACATTACCAACAAGACATAGTGAAGTGAGATCTTTATTATGGTTTGATACTGAAAAACAATATCAAAGAGAATTAAGATACTGCACAAATCAAAGATCTTGTTTCGTTGACGAGCAAGAAGGACAAGCAATTTTAGGAAGAATCGTATTTAAAAACGGTGAATTAAGAGTCCCAAAAGAGCAAGTAGTATTACAAAAATTATTATCATTATATCATCCAGCAGTGCATAGCGGTATCATTAGAGAATACAAACCAGAAGCTATTGCAACAAATCAAGTTGAGTGGATTGAATTTGAATTAGAAGCTTTAAATATGGCTAAATCAATGGATATTGACGAAGCTGAAGCAATCATGAGAGTGGAATTAGGATCAAAAGTTTCTGAGTTATCATCTAAAGAATTAAAAAGAGACTTACTAGTATTTGCTAGAAATTATCCTGAACAATTTATGCAACTAGCGCAAGATGAAAATACACATTTAAGAAATGTAGGTATTAAGGCTACAGAGATGGGAATCATCGCATTAACGCCAGACCAACGTACATTTACTTATGGGGTAGGAGGAAGAAAACTTATGACAGTTCCTTTTGACGAACACCCTTATTCTGCATTGTCAGCTTTCTTTAAGACTGACGAAGGAATGGAAGTGTTTAAAGCAATACAAAAAAGACTTTAAAGATTACCCATTATAGTAGTTAGGCTGCCTTATGGGTGGCCTTTTTACTATAAATAATAAACCAAAATAACACATTATGGCCGTAAGCGTAGATACAGTTTATCAAAGAGTATTAGGTATACTCAACAAAGAGCAAAGAGGTTATGTTACCGCACAGGAATTTAACTTATATGCAAATCAAGCTCAACTAGATATATTTGAGCAATACTTTTATGATATTAATCAATTTGGTAGATTGCATGGAAACGATACCGAATTCTCTGACATGCTTAATATCCTTAATGAAAAAATAAATATATTTGAGGCAAACGCACCTATGACTTATAATACCTTAACAGGTTACTGGCAACCGCCTGCTAATCTTTATCGTATGGGTACAATAGTATATGCAAACGTAACTACAAGTTTATCTCTATATCCTGTTCCAAACACAACGGTAACAACTACAACTTTAGTAGAAGCGGAAAGAGTAAATCATAATGAACTTCTATACATAAATCAATCTCCATATACCAAGCCCTCAAGCACAAGACCTGTATTTATAGCTAACGACAAAGGCTATAAAGTATATGGCAATACGGCTTTAACACAAGGCGTTTCGTGTAATTATATTAAGAAGCCTGCAAAAGTACAATGGGCATACACAATTGTGTTCCAGGAGCCTTTATATAATGCTGCAAACTCAGTTAATTTTGAATTACATCCGTCAGAAGAAACGGAATTGGTAATAAAAATACTTGAGCTTTCAGGATTATTAATTAAAGATTACCAAATGTACCAAGTGGCTAACTCTGAAGAACAACAAACTATTCAACAAGAAAAATCTTAATAAATGGGATTATTAGATCAAACACCAGAAGAGTACTACTTAGGTCCCGACGGACTATGGAATAGTAACGACGAAGACTATGGCAGTTATCAATTCGTATCGATAAATGATATTATAAATAATTTTATGATAATGTTTGTTGGAGAGGATAAAATAATTACAAAAATAAAAAGAACTGATGTACAGTTCCACGCAATGCGCGCAATACAAGAATTTAGTTTCGATCTTTTACCACAAGACAAAGCAATCGAAATAGAAGTTCCGCCTGGACTATATATGATATTACCACAAGATTATGTTAATTATACTAAAGTATCATGGACAGATCAAAACGGTATTGAAAGACCAATATATAGAACGGACATAACAAGCAATCCAAGTGCTTATATACAGGATTCACAATATCAATATACTTTTGATTCAAATGGTAATGTTCCACAAGCTAACGAATCTGAAACATTAAAAAGATGGGACAGATCAGCTTATTCTACAAATACACCATTGCCTCAAAATGGAGGATGGACTTGGAATAATAATCCTGACTTAATAGGTATGTATGCTTATGGGCGTAGATATGGCCTTGATCCAGAAATGGCACAAGCTAATGGTACATTCTACATAGACAAATTAAACGGTGTTATCAGGTTTAGCTCAGACTTAAGGGATAGAATAGTTACTTTGAGATACATAAGTGATGGACTAGCTGTAGACTCTGATATGACCGTACACAAGTTTGCTATTGATGCAATATACAAATATATCATTCACGCAATATTATCTACAAGAGCAAATACCCAAGAATACTTAATAGCCAGATATAGAAAAGAATTAACAGCGGCTAAAAGAAATGCGAAAATTAGATTATCAAATATCAAAAGCGCATTGATAGGACAAATTATGAAAAATCAATCCAAATGGATTAAACATTAATATATATGGCAGAGTTTATACACACCTTTACGTCGGGTAAAATGAACAAAGATTTGGATGAACGTCTTGTACCAAACGGACAATATAGAGACGCTTTAAATCTTAATCTAGCCAATTCCGACGCTAGTGATGTAGGATCCCTACAGAATGTACCAGGAAATTTACAACTTAGAGGTAAACTTGGTACAGGTAATACCTGGACAGGCTCTTATATAGATGCAATGACAAATCCTGTTTGTATTGGAGTATATAGAAACGATATAAACGAAAGAATATATTGGTTTATTGCTTCAGATCCAAATCCTATAACAGGCGTAAGAATAAGTGCAATAGCCGAATACGATCAAATTAACGAGGTGATAAGCCCTATATTAATTGACACACACGATATATTAAACTTTACCCCGAATTACTTAATTACGGGGATTAATATTATAGACAGATTTTTATTTTGGACAGATGATCAAACTGAACCAAAGAAAATCAATATAGAAAAATTTAAAACAGGTTCGGTTGACTTTGTAACACATACAAAGGTTCCTTTATATATACCAGCCTCTGGATTAGTTCCAGAATCATATCAAACCAACTTAACAGGCCAGCCAGATTTTATTGAAGCAGACGTTACAGTGATAAAAAAATCACCGTTAGCAGCGCCGACTTTAGATTTTTCAGCAAGTAAATTTGGAGACAATATTCCAGGTACAGGATTAACTCCGGTAACAACTCAATTATCTACTTTAGATGTAATAAACTTTACTTATATACCTGATGTTATAAATTCGCCTGATACAGCTATACCGTTAGACACTTACGGAGAATACTTAGTTAACATTCAAACTCCCGGCTTTTACGTAAACACTAGTTTAAATGACAATACTTTACCTAATTATGTGGCTGGAAATATCTGGACAGGCGAAATTACGTTTACCGTAAATACAATACCGCAATGGATTGCTGGTAATCTTATAATATTGAAGGTAGATTTTACAGATGAATTTCTTGAAAGACATAATTATCAAATAAGTATCAAAGTAACATCCATAGTAAACACAACAATAACAGGACAAATACAAGCGATCTCTAGTGATATTGGCAGATTTATAAGCGCAGCCAATCAAATTCAAGTTTTCACTTGGGAATGTTTATTGGTGGAAGAAGCTCCAATGTTTGAGTACGTATTTCCAAGATTTGCATATCGATGGAAATATATAGACAATGAATACTCTTGTTACTCACCGTTTTCAGATGTTGCGTTTGAAGGTGGTGAATTTGAATATTTAGCATCAGACGGATATAATGTTGGTATGACTAACAGGATTAGACGCTTGATTATCAATAACTTAAATTGGGGTAATCAAGAAGTACAAGAAATAGACATTTTATATAAAGAATCACATTCACCAGCAGTATATATTGTTGATACATTAAAAAGAGAACCTTTTATAACGCCTCCAAGCAGTTTTCAAATAGAAACTGAATTAATTGGAGCGATTGTGGAATCAAATCAATTGCTAAGACCATGGGATAATGTCCCTAGAAGAGCTAAAGCCCAGGAAATAGTTGGCAATAGAATAGTATATGGAAATTATCTTCAAAACTATAATACTCCTACGGTTAATATAAATTTATCTTTAACGCCGGTATTGCATAGTACACTTGCAGCTGTTCGTTATCCTGTACCTTCTGTTAAGTCCATAAGAACTTATCAAGCTGGTGTAGTTTTTATTGATCAATACGGTAGAGAAACGCCAGTATTCACAAGTAAGCTTGGTAGTACAAAAGTTGATATAGCTAATTCTGATAAAGCAAATAAGCTTACAATATCAACAATAGGAGCACCACCTGATTGGGCTACTCACTATAAATTCTTTATAAAAGAAAATTCAAACGAGTATTATAATTTAGCGTTAGATAAATTTTACGACGCCGAAGACGGTAATGTTTGGTTGTCTTTTCCTTCGTCTGAAAGAAACAAAGTAGATGAAGAAACATATTTGATACTAAAAAAGCAGCATGATACTAATGTAGCTGTAACAACCTTAAATAGGTATAAAATAATTGCTATTGAGAATGAAGCTCCAGAATTTGTAGCTACGTTTAATAAAGTAGTTTCAAGCGCAAGAGTACAGTTATTAGAGCCAATAGAGATAGGATATATAACCATAGTGTTTACAGGGCCATCTCCTACTACAAATCCTGAATTTGGACCAAAGCTTAATGGAAATAAAATAACATTAAGTATAGGAGGAGCCACATCTGATACTTATAATGTTGCTGAAGCAAAAATATTAAGCACGGCAGGTGATTCCTCAAATTATGAAGTTACTCTTGAAAGATTTATGGGTTCTGATGTTGGTTTTTTGCAATCAGCAGGATTAGCTTCCATAGATCTAACAATATTTGAGGAAGATGTACAAAACAAACCTGAATTTGAAGGTAGATTTTTTGTAAAAATTAATAGAGATTTTGCATTTGATACAAATATTATAGCGTCGTTTGCAGCAATGACACAACGTTATGGTATAGTAACGGAAATAAGGCCAAACCCATATACAAATACAAACAATTTTCCTGGTAATCATGCTATTTATTGGAGTGACGAAGGACAAGATGCTCAACCTGATTCGTTTTGGGGTTGTGATAATAATAAATTTAATTGTAGATTAATAGGATGGGGAGGTGGAGTCGGAGGTGACTTACTTGTTGATCCTACTATAGCTGCAAAATTTCCAGGTTATCAACCTCCAACTAGAGGTAGTATAAAGTTTGGCGTACAAGTGCTAGACGTAGGAGATTATGGTCATTACATAAACCCATTTTTTGGACGTGTAAGATCTCAAGAAATATCTGATTGGTCTGGTTCTGCTGCATCACCTGATGGTAAGTTTTCGCAAGGAGCATATATACGTTTTCAGTGTAATGCCGCGACAGGGCCTTATGCCGGAGTAAAGTCTCAAGTGTACCAGATACGATACGCAGTAGCCATGCAATCTGCTAGAGGTAGAGTACAAGCACCTGGTATAAACAGTTGTGATCCAGGAAACTATGATAGTGACCGTAGATATGCAATATATGTTGAACTAAACAAGGGTATAACAGAACTATGGATTCCTACAACTAACGACTGGGGAATGCTGGCTAATAATCAAATATCAATAGAGATTTTAGAGCCTGTAACAGACGGTGGAAACAAATTATTAAGCTCTAGTAATCCTGCAATTTTTGAAACAGAACCTAAGGAAAAAGTAGATCTTGAACTTTATTATGAAGCTTCTAATTCTATTCCAATAGCTAATTATAATGTACCTAATCAATCTTTAACTTGGTTTAATTGTTATTCTTACGGACAAGGTGTTGAATCAAATCGTATTAGAGATGACTTTAACGCTGTTACTATAGACAAAGGTCCAAAAGTTTCTACAGTATTAGACGAGCCTTATGCAGCAGAAAGAAGGGGTAGTGGATATATATTTTCGCAAATATATAATTCTACATCGGGAATAAATAGGCTGAATCAATTTATACAAGCTGAACCAATAACAAAAGATCTTAATCCTATATATGGTACAATACAAAAACTTCATTCTAGAAATACAGATTTATTAACTTTATGTGAAGATAAGTGTTTAAGAATATTAGCTAATAAAGATGCTTTGTTTAATGCAGATGGTAATACAAATGTAACATCGAATCAAGCTGTATTAGGACAAGCTGTTCCATACGATGGAGAATATGGTATATCTAAAAATCCAGAATCATTTGCTTCTTACGGTTATAGAGTATACTTCTCTGATAGAAACAGAGGTGCTGTTATAAGATTATCAATGGACGGTATTACAAATATTGCTGAAAGTGGGATGTCTTCTTTCTTTGCCGATAACTTAAGAACCTCTACAACTGTTATTGGTAGCTATGATGATGGTGAAGATTTGTATAATATAACACTAAATAACTTAGCTAGAAATTGGGAATTAATCCTTAGTAACGATCCTATTTATCAACTTGATCCAGACTGTGAAATTAGACCAACATTATATACAACAAAGACCACTATATCATATAAGGAATCTGTGGATGGTTGGACAAGCCGTAAAGACTTTATTCAAGAAGGCGGAATTACTTTAAATAACATTTATTATACTTTTAAAAACGGATTAGTATGGGAGCACGGGGCTAACCAATTATATAATAATTTTTATAACATACAATACGATAGCTCATTTAATGTTTTAATTAATGAAGAGCCTCAATTAGTTAAAGGTTTTAGCACTCTAAATTACACAGGTAGCAAATCTAGATATTTTGAATATCAAGTAGGAACTAAATGGTATTCTATTGCTGAAATAAATGCTAATCAAACAATACCTACAGCTATGTCTCAAAAGACACCTGGGTGGTATACAAGTTTTATTAGAACTGACCTTGAAGCCGGAGAAGTTAAAGAGTTTCAAAACAAAGAAGGCAAATACTTTAATTATATAAAAGGCACATTAATAGGTTGCGATCCTAAAGGGATAGGTATTGGTAATCCAATTGAAATTATTTCAACGCCGCAGAATTATGTGCTATCAGTTTATATAGACGAATCGTGTAGTGTTGGCAGTGAAGAGCCAACCGGCCCTGATGCTAGAATAGATACTTATGGTGGCTGGTATTTTTGTGCAAATTATTATAATAATATGTTCCGCTACAATAACTTTAATGATCCTTTTCCTACGGCCGATGACGCTGCTTGTGGAGCAGGAACTTATTTTGCAAATATGAACGGCGACTATAGCCTTGGCAATTGCCCTTTTATTTTAAGCTATTCTTATTATTCAAACCAAGGGATAAGCATAGGAACACAGTTTTATAATATAGAAAGTCAAACGCCTAATGGAAATAGTGGTTGGTATTTATATACACCAACACCTGTTACTAATCCAGAATGGTATCTTGACCCAACTAATACAGCGTATGTAATACCAAATGATTGGTATATGATCACATTAGCAAATGGTATCATAACAGATATAACTCAATATAACACATTATCTTGTCCGTAATCAATCAATTATTAAAATAATATAATATGCCAACAATAAATAATTATACCTTTTCAAATGTATCGTATACAATACTAGAAAATTCAAATGTTTCTGGGTTATATCCTACTGCTGTTATAACATTAACGCCAAACGACGGATATGTTTTAGACGCAAATACATTTGCGCTTGACACAAGCGTATTTTATCCACAATTACAGTCTGTATCGTTTGCTCAGTCAGGGCTAAATGTAACTTGCACGGCTGTTTTTGCGACTAACTTTGTAATGCCTCCAAATAATTTTTCTATACCATTATGTGTTATAGGAGAAGGAACAGTAAAACCTAGTATGGTTGAGGGAAGAGTATACAATATTATAGGGGCCAATGTAACAGGTGATGTGGATCCTATCGAGAACCATTTTTATACTTATTATTCTAACTCTGGTAATCTAAACGAAACTGAATTATTATTTACGAAAACATTTAATGCTCCGGCGGGTTATTACTTATCTGCACAAATTTTCATGACGGAAGGCAATGAAAGAAATTATACTATTGAAAGTTTGCCTACTTACGATATAGAGGGTAACTTAACGAACATTACATGGAATGCTTATTACTTATACCCTAACTACGATGCTGCTGATGACGAGTGGACATTAAAAGTGTCTGGATCTGAGATATACGTTGCGCCGGAATTGGTTACATCATACTTGTTTGACGTTAGTTACGTTAGTATAAACGGAGAAACACGTGATTTATATATATACGGTAGTCCAGGAGCAGTATTTAGTATAGTAATGACTGATTCTTTTGGTGCTACCTATACTATAGCCACTGATGTTACTTTAGGTTCTTCTGGAGAATATATAGCGCAAGTTGTATTCCCTAATTTTTATGACATCCATCCTGATGCATACTACGAAATAGAATTAACAGGGGATATAGATCCTAATTTCCAACAACCAAACCCTATAGAAATATATCAAGCTTCTATATACCCTACTATAAGTATAACAGGATATTCATCAAACGATATAACAGGATTTAATGTTGTAAATGCACAAGGATTAGCTTTTAGTACTCCATCAAGTTTATTTATAAATGCTAACTGGACATTAACATCTGCAACTAGCGAAATAAATTACCTAGGCAACCCTGGATTACCAGATTTTGAATTTACACAAGAAGTTGGAGCTAATACAGTTGTAACAGCTAGCGTAACAAACTCGGCTACAATTAATATTACAGATGCGACCGGCTTAGCGATAGGAGACAAATTTAATACTCCAAATCAAAATATAAATTTAGCACCTTTTGCTTACGAAATAACAAATATAGTAGGCAACACATTAACGTTATCAAATAACATTACCGCGGCCTCTGGCGATATACTATCTGTATATAGAACAAACGGTAACATTATAAATAATATAACCGCTACGGCTTCAGTTATAGACCCATCGACTATTAATTTAAGTTTAAGTATACAAGTGATACAATTTGGTAATGAAGATATTACATTTACCCTTAACCTTGATGAAATAATAGAATATGTTATACCTGTTGTGACCTGCGGATCTACAGTAAATAGCGGAACCGAAGGTATTACAGATTTAACTATACCTCTTGATCCTGCTGGCGGATTACTTACGTTTTTATTAGACGGACAAGGAACTGCTGATAAGTTTGAAATAATCCACGGTAACGCAAGTGGCACAAAAGTGTCTACTTCTAGCATGACACCTGGCGGAAATTATGGTCCTTTTGATAATGTGTATGGTACTGAAACTTCTAATGTAATCCCTGAGGCTTATCAAATTGCAACAATAGATCAATTTATTGGTACAGACAAAGGCGTTGTCCCTAGCGCACAAATTGAATTTACAGACAATACAGGATATACAATAAATAATATGATAATTGGAGGCATAGCGTACCAACAAATTATATGGTGGGCTTATACAGCGGCTGATTATACAGCTAACCCAATAGCAACTCTCAGAATAACCGGAACCACCGGCACTCTATGGAATGTATTAAGAGTATGTTGTCCAGATAGTAATTGTATACCTTCATAAAACAAAAATAATATGGCACTTATAACATTAACATTTGCGGATCCTTTACCAGAAGGAATACAAGTTGGAGATATTGCTTGGTACTTAAACGTAACAACTAATATGAATATAGAAATGGGCCCAATAATTTCAATAACGAACAACCCAACGGTTATAGTTATAAACGCTGGGGCAGGCGTTTCTCCTCCTGGACCTAATGATTTTGTATTCTATGTAAAGAATCCAATAGGATATTTAGGACAATTGAAAGGGTATTATGCTGAGGCTCAATTTAGAAATAACTCCGCGTCTAATGCTGAGTTGTTCTCTGTAGGTTCTGAAATCTTTGAGAGTAGCAAATAATACGTAATAATAATTTATAAAACAATACAATTATGGTACCAGGTTTAGGAGGTATGATTGCTGGCGGCGTACAAGGTTTAACAGGCATTGCTGGCGGTATAATCGGTAGCGGTAAAAGAAAAAGAGAACAAGCCGCAGCGCAAGAAGAATTTAATACAAGGAAAGCACAATATGAAATGATGGACACATCAAATCTATATAAAAACATGGAAAATGTTTATGAGGATTTGACCGTGAACCAAAGAGAAGCCGAATTTGTTTCTCAACAACAAAACCAAGGCATGGCTAATATCATGGGGTCTATGCAGGGCGCTGCCGGAGGATCTGGTATTGCTGCGTTAGCTCAATCATTAGCTAACCAACAATCACAGAATGCACAACAAGCGGCTGTGTCTATTGGTAGTCAAGAAGCGGGTAATCAAATGGCTGAGCGTGGAATGGCTGCAAAACTAGATGTGATGGAAAGAGAGGGCGAGCAAGCTTCAAGAGATGCGGAAAAAGATAAAACAGAAACATTATTAGGTATGTCGCAACAAAGGCTTGGTGCGGCTAATGCAGCAAGAGCAGCAGCTACTAAATCAATTGTAGGTGGTGTTGGAAATTTAGTTGGCGCTGGAGCAAGTTATATGGACGCTAATGCTGAAAATAATGCGGCAAATATGGCTCCTACTGGAACTGGAAACTAATATAATATGGGAAATAATACATTAATAAGAGGGGCTGGAGATATGCAAGACAAATACACAGATGCAGGAGAATCTTTAGGCCAAGGGTTTAAGACAGCTCCAAGAAGAGCAAGAGGAGGAGATAGTTCCTGGGGAGCCGTTCCTAGTACCGTTAGAGATAACGACAAGTATCAGGAGATCGTTAATAAGCGCATGAACGATATGAAGACCGATATGGATCTTACTTCGTTTTCTGATGCTGAAACGGCTTCTATACGTAATTTTCTATTAGCAGAAAGAAGTAAATATGCTGAAGCCGCTAAAAATATAGCTAAAATAGACGATAGATCTTCTGAAGAATATTTATCTCTTGTTGATACAATGAATAGTGTTAACAATAGCTTTGTTAATTTGTCAAAACAATTACAAGCATATAAAAAAAATAAAGTAGAATACGCTACTGATCAATTAAATAACTCTTTGTCTAAAGGAATGGATCCAGAACAAAATCGTCAAGCTATGATTATGTATGGATTTTATGACGCAAACAAAGATAAAAAATCAGATGCAGCTTATGATGTACCCTTTCAAATTCTTGATAAGGGTAATTTAGGTTTTAGTATTGACGGAAAAGTTGTTCCTTATAATGAGGTTCCTGCTCCTATATACAAAGATTATAAATTAGCTAATTCAATATTAAAAACAAACGAATCTGTTTATAAAAGTGGTCAACCAATGACTAAGACTGAATCTGATATGTACCGTTTACAATTAGAAGAAGCATTACAAGATCCTAATTCATTAAGATCAGTTGTATATGACTTTGATAGTGAACTTGGTATGAGAGACATCGGTAATATGTGGGATTCTAATAAGAATAAAGACGGGGCTGTTGAAGAAGTTAGGTCGATGGTTATTAACAGATTGCTCAAAGCCCGTGTTGATGTAGCTAGTGAAGGAGCAGCTGAAAGAGAAAGAAAAAAAGCAGCATCTAAAAAATCATCAGGAAGATCTAGCGAGGGAGGAAGCACTAGCGGAGGGCAAGCAGATTATGCTCCACCTACAAAAGGAACAGATGGAAAATGGTACTCATATAAGATAGGCAAAAATGGATTAGCAGATGGACAAAAATTTGAAGTGCCTGCTCCTGCTGGACAAGCAGCTGCTCCTACTACAAAAGCTGCTCCTGCAAAAACAACTAAGAAAGAGGCTGAAAAAGAAAGCCCTGGGTTTTTCTCTAGAGAATACTGGCTTGGTAAAAAGTAAATTAAATAAGAATAAAAACAGGATAATATGACTCCATTTTTAACGAAACAAGAACTAGAAAAAAAACGCAAAGCAAAAGAATCCGTTAGCCCTAAAATCATCAAACAAGAGGACGGTGAAAATGATAAAGCGTTTTTGGATCGTTTATTAAAGAACGCTCCAGATGTTAAAACAATTGAAGTCCCAAGACAAAGAAAATTTACAGGTGTACCTGAAGTTAGCTTAGGTGGTGTATTAGAGAAAAAAATAAAAAGACAAGAAGAGAAAAAAATATATCCTAATAAAAAGTTTGTTGACGAAGAGCCAGTAGAAAGAACTATAACTGAAAAAGTAATGCAGCCAGGAGAAGAAAGAATTCCTGGCTTTAAACACTTTGTTACAGATATAATTGATTCTAATGAAGTATACCAAATGCGTGATGATTTTTTTGGCGCAGAATATGGTGAACCTATATCTCAAAAAGAAAATTTAGATACGCAAGAGGAATTGCTATCTAACCCGGACATTGTGGCTAAATTAAGAGACCGCGCGGTTTCTAATTTTAAACAATTGCATCCTAACGAAAGAGTTGATGATTACTTTGTTGACATGATGGTACAGGATGTAGTTAAAACGCGTATAGCACAAGAAAAAAAAGACAAAAAAATAGAAGACAATTTATTTGTTAAGCAAGAGCGCGAAAGAGGCAATTACGTACCAATATTAAAGGCGGGTATTAGTCAACATATCAGTGAAATTGATCCAATGGAACAAGCTATCTCTGGTAATATAAAAACAGCGCGTGCATTACAAAAAATAATGGATGATGCTAATGCTCCTTATGAAAAGAGAAATAAAGCCGCTTTAGATCTTGAAAAACTAGGAGGTACCCTTGATGCCCAATTAAAAAAATACGACACTGATTACTCGTACATGTTTGATAATAAAACCGGACGTAGATTATCCAAAGCAGAAGTAGATAATAGAAAAAATACCGGCGAGACTGGAACAATGTCAGATCGTGAAGCCGAGATTAAGTCGATGAAAGCTTTACATAAAGATCAAGATATGGAATCTTTAGAGCGAGGTTATTTTACACATATTAATAAATATAATAATTACAATAGAAGAGTAAACGCTACATACGATTTAAACCCTAATGACATTGTATTACGTAATTCATTAGCAGCTAGAGGATATAAATTTAAACCAGGAACTAATACTTTTACTGGGGTTAAATTAAAAGATGTAATACCATTTTTAGACAGCGATAACTATAACCGTTCAATAGAACAAGCGTTTGCAGACGCAACCCCAACTGGCAAAGGAGCTCAATTAAAAGGAGCAATGGTACCTTATTTAAAAGACCTTGTTAAAGAGCAATCAAGATTAGGTGTAGAAAGAGAGGCTTACAAAACTTCTTATTTAATGAATATAGATCCTAAAAGCCTTAAACAAACAGCTTTAGGAACAATTGATAGATTTGCGGAAGCTGCTCTCGATGCCACAATTGGTGAGGAAAATAGAAGAAAGCTTAACAAAACATTTGGTGAGAAAGATACGGAAAGAGTACAGTTAGACGAAATAGAAAAAGTATTTACAGATGTAGGTATAGCTCCGTCCAAAGAACAAAAAGAAGCTTTTAAAAGAAGCACATCAATGAAAGTGGCAGAGGGTGTTGGATCTTTTGTACCTGAATTAGTTAAGTTTGCTGCCGTAAATGCAGTAACCGGAGGTATACTTGGAACAACTGGATTTGGAGCTAGAGTAGCTGCTTTAGGGCGATCAAAACTTCTTACTGATAGATTGCTGCATTTAGGCTTTAACGCTCTAAAAGAAGAGGTTACTTTTAAAACAGCAACACTTGGAGAATCTCAAACAGGAGGCGGAGCCGGTTTTTACTTAGGAGGAGCCGCTATGAATAAGCTTATACCTTTTAGATTTGCCGGAGCTATGGCTAGGTTTAACCCTATTATAGAAAAAGTTGTATTAGCTGGTCCTGGTATGGTTGCGGGTTCTGAAGCCGCCGCATTTACTGAAGCAGCATATAAAGATTTAAGAGGTAAAGAATCTTTTAAAACTTCGATGGAAGAGTTATATGGTGAAGATTCAGAATGGGCAGATAGATTAGTAGTTAATGGTTTTGTTGGTGCTCTTATTGGAACACATAACTTGAAGGGCAATGATTTCAAATCTATGTCTGAAAAACGATCCATGTTCGATAAGACTTATGATGAAATTGTTACCTTGCAAGAAGAAAACAATCCCACTAATAAAAGAAAAATTGAGCAAAAGAAAAATACTTTAGCTTTATTAGATAGAGAAATACAGGTAGCTGATAGAAATTTTATCAATCAGGATATTGGGTCTTTAAAAAAGCAGATGACTGAAGCTCAAGCTCAAATTGAAAGCGGAAAATTAAACGAAAAAGAATTAATTGAAGCAGAAGATCAAGTAGCTAAAGGACAAGCTCATATTGTTGCTGTAAAAAGAAATATAGAAAGAGACTTTAAAGCCGCTTCTGCTAAAGGAGCTTTCGCTGATGGTGTAAGTTTAAATATATTAGACGGAAAAACTGACGCAGAAGGTAATACAAAAATTGCGGAAGGAAATAAAGCTGAGTTTGATCCAGCCACTAATACAGTAAACATTGATATAAACCAATATAAAAAAGGAGTATTAGGGCATGAAGTTGGTCACTCAATGATGAAAGCTGCTTTTAAAAATAATCCTGAAATAGCTGAAAAGTTTAAAGAAACTATAAAGTCAAAAGTTGAATCTGCATTTGCTGGAAAAACATTTGCTGATGGTAAAACATTTGAGGAGGCTATTAATGAGGCTTACGGTAAAAATCAACCTGCAGAAGAGTACGTAATGAATGTTATGGAATTTTTGCAGAATCCTAAATATAGAGACGTTTTATTAAACAATAAGTTTTTACCTACACTTAAAAGAGCTGTTGGTGAATTGGGTAATAAAATAGGATTAGACTTAACTTCAAACAAGCCATTAGAAATAGGCGAAAAAAATCTTAATAGAGCATCTGACTTATTAGAATTCTTATATGATTTAGGTAATGCAGCAGAAGGTAAAAGTTCTAGTGCGTTAAAAAATAAATTTGAAAAGTTTAAGAATATAGCTATTGACGGGGAGAAGATGATAAACATTGAAACCGGTAAAGAAATAGCTACAGAAGCAACAGAATTAAGCAATATAGAAAGTTTTGCTTCAAAAGGAATAAACGAAGCAGAGAAAAAAGATATATTTTCAAAAGCAACCCGTGCTTACGAAGAAGCTATAAAGTCAGGCAGCTCTCCGGAAATAGCTGGACTTATGGTTGGTTATGAAATGGAGCCGCTTGTTAGAAAACAAGTTGAAGGCTATCTTACTGCGAAAGGTATAACAATGTCTCGAGATCGTATTCAGGATATTGTAGATTCGTTAACTACTGATTCTGGTCAAGCTACATTTGGAATACCAAATCTAACAGAAGGATGGGCAAAAGGGCAATCTCTTATTGAATTTATAAAAACAGAAAACCCTAGTAGAGAAGCAATAAACAGTAAAGCAAAAGAATTACGTATACAAGATAGAACTTCTGCAGGAAGTGACTCTAGTACAATTGATAAGTATATTAAAATGGCTAAAGGAGAAACCGAGCAAGCTCAGCTAACTTCTTATATATTTGGTAACTTGCCTAAACGTATATTACAAACTTTACAAAAATCTGAGTTTGCTGATTCTTTTAATACATTCTCAATAGAAGATGTACAGAACATCGATAAATTAGAAGAGAGCGTTGGGATTAGTGGAGCATCTAGTAGTAGTGCTGAAGGATATATAGACACATCCTCGCCAGAACAATACACAAGGGTATCTCAAAAGAAAGCAGAAACAATATTGCAATTACCTGCTGAATTTGTAGAAAAAGTAAATAAAGACGCAAATAAGCTTTTAAATTCACAAAAGCTAGAAAACTTAGACGCAAAAGCGATTGGTACAGTTCCATTAAAAGACGGGGGGAAAGCTAAAGTAGCAATGCTTGAAAGCGATAAAGCTAGAATAACATATCCTGACGGTAGAGTTGAAACTATTAAAGCAAGATCGCCTAAGTTAGTTGAGCAACATTTAGGAGCTCCAGATAAATCATTTGAAAAAGATTTTAATTTTAAAGAAAGCTTAGCTGAAGACTTTAAAAATTCATTGTTTAATGATCTTTCTAAACATGCAGGTAATATAATCGATAATAAGAAAGCCACACCCGAATATGAAGCTTTTATCGATAACGCATTTCCATTGTTGAAGGACTATATAAGTCAGTCGGCCGTGAACAAGCGTTTTGCTGAGTTTAAGGAGCCTTTTATAGACAAAGCGACTGGTAAGCAAGCAAGAGAGAAAACAGCAGCTGGAAATCCAATTTTCACAAAGAAAAATGTTAGCCTAGCTGAATGGAGAAAATATTTCTTAGGAGACGGAACACAACGTATTGATGGTAAGAGAAGATCTATTATAGAAGCTTTAGCTACTGAATTAGGTTTTGATGCCACAATGAATGTATTGGGTAAAGAAGAAATGCGTAAGCAAATAGAGTCTAGACAAGAAGACCTTAGTACAGGGTTGGTTGATAACTATGTCGCTGTTATTGCGAAACAAATAGATCGTGATGTGCAAAACTCAATGGCTTCTAAAATAATAGAGGAAGTTGCAATACAATTAGATTTAACAAAAGACGAGGCTAGAAATAGATTAAGATCGGTTATTTATGACAATGATGGTAAGCTAAAACCATCGGAGGAAATTATAAAAGACCCACTAGGTATGGTATACTATGGTAAATCTGCAGCTTTTGCTGACAGAGACTATAGAAAAAATCTTAGTACAGTGATTGCAAATGCAAAAGTTAATTCTGATACAAGACAAAAATTAATTGAGAAAGGTGTTGATCCAAAAGAGATTGACCTTAATGAATTTGTAGACATAGAAAATCTATCGCCAGAAAGAATTACAGAATATCATACCTTTTTAAAAGACTTACTAAAAGGAACTCCTGAAGGACTTAAAGAATTAACACTTGCTAATAGTGCGAGAGTGGACAATAGTGTTTTATCGCAACTAGGTTCTCATACAGGAAGAAAAAGCAAAAATAAAAAATACGAGTTCAGTAGAGCTAATTTTGAAAAAGACGTGGTAAAAGGTGTGGAATTTGGTAATAAAAATTCAGATATAAGCGAAAAATTAAACAATAGATTTGAAGAATGGTTCGCAGACGCTGAAAAGGCTAATGTAAAAGGAAAAGGTATAACTATAAAGAAAAACTTATCCGAATACTTAAGAATGGCTGACTCCACTAGTCGTTTACCAGGTGTTGATTCTGCGCTAAAAAAAGACATAATTCTGAATCAGATAGAAGGTAGGCAAGAAGCTATTGTTGATTTAAACCTTAAAAGCCGATTTATAAATATAGTTTTAGATTTAGCAGCAGAAAAAATTGCAAAATTAACCGATCCAAAAGATAGGGAAGTTTTTGCTAGAAACTTTGGGGTTATATTGTTAAACAACGATGGCCTCGGCGCTAGAAGTTACTCCTCTGAAAGATGGGTGGATATAAGCAATTCAGACATATTAGGAGAGCCTAAAAATGAACACCTAATGGCTAAAGCTGAATTTGCAGCGGAGGTGTTGAAACATTTATTAGATGGCACTTTAAACGAAAGTAAATCAAAAGAACTAGTAGATTCTTATCAGAGCTTAATGGGAAATAAACAAGGTCAATTGCTTGGAGATACTCTATTAGGCAGGACTCCAAAAGATGCGTTTTTTTTAAAACTTGGTATACCGCAATTAATGAATGTAGGGATAGGCGCAAACCCAAAAGAACTGCTTGAAAATGTATTAGATTGGACTACAGGTAAAAACGCTTGGGAAACTCTTGTTGAGAATAAAATGGAAGGTGAATTAACTAATACAATGGCTTCTAAAAACCTTGCTGAAGATCTTAGCAAAATGATAGAACGCAAAAAAGGAATTCCTGCTGGCGAAGAAATCTCCGCTGCTAAAGCTTCACTTCTTGGTAGAAAGAAAGGTAACTTTGAATTTTTTATTCCAGCTAATGCTGAAGATTTTGCTGGTATGCTTTATAAGTTTTACGGCAAAGGAGAACAAGGAAATGCAGATATGGCTTTAATGAAAAAAGCTTTATTAGATCCTTTTGAAAGAGGTGAAA